ACTACAAGAAGAACTTGCAAACGACATTGTACGTGAGATTCAGAAGGCAACTGGTGCAGAACACTTAGGTGTTTATGTACAAGCAACACACGGTTGTGTCGAAAACAGAGGTGTAAAAGCACACAGTAGCCTTACACAAACAACTGTATTGAAAGGCGCATTTAAAGATGACGCAGGTACAAAAAAAGAGTTTATGGACAATATTAAACTGCAACAAGAATTTGCTTGTGGGAAATAGAGTATGAAACTTAGATATTCAGAAGCATTTTATAGTGTACAAGGCGAAGGCAAGTTTGTAGGAGTACCTAGTGTATTCCTACGCACATTCGGTTGTAACTTTCGTTGTATGAATTTTGGTGTTGATACTAAAAAGAATCGTGTAGAGTTACACGCAGAAGGACAGAGATACAATGCAGAAGTTAAAGATTTAATTGATGCAAAAGTACACGAAACAACTGAAAAATTTGAAGACTTGCCTATTATACACACAGGCTGTGATACATACGCAAGTATCTATCCAGAGTTTAAACATTTTAATAAACAAGCAGAAGTTGATGAAGTAGTTGAACATTTGCTATCACTCACACCTAATGGTAAGTGGATACAAGATAATGGACAAGATGTTCATTTGATACTAACGGGAGGCGAACCATTGTTGGCGTGGCAACGATTGTACGTAGAATTATTTGAACATCCACGTATGAGAGACTTAAAAAATGTTACATTTGAAACAAACACTACACAACCTTTACACAACGAGCTCTACGATTATCTCAACAATAGCGACAGACTTACGATCACTTGGAGTTGTTCCCCAAAACTTAGTGTTAGCGGAGAACCTTGGGAGACTGCTATTAAGCCTGACATTGCTCGTGAGTATACTAGGGTTTCTGATAGTGAACTTTATCTCAAGTTTGTTGTCGCTACTCAAGATGACTTTGAAGAAGTTGAAAGAGCTGTGGACGCTTACAGAAGTGCCGGGGTACAGTGTCCGGTATATCTTATGCCGTTGGGCGGACGCAGTGAAGAATACGCCCTCAACGTTAAAGACGTTGCTGAAGCGTGTATGGAAAAAGGATGGCGATTCACGCCAAGACTCCACATTTCCTTATTCGGAAATGCCTGGGGTACTTGATCCGCATATGAATTATAAAAACGAACAACACGAACGAGCTATGAAAGCACCTATTAATGATGGTGGTAATTTAGAGAAACGTGTAAGGGAGGCAGGACTATGAAACAATTTATAAAAAAACTAACAGGACTTGATAAACTTGAGAAAGAAAAAGAAGCCCTACAAAAAGAACGAAAAAGAGTTAGTAAACTAACTCCGGAAGAAGAACGTCGAGAAGCACTTGACAAAGAGAAAGCACAAGCAACTAAAGACAACAAACCTTGGGTTGCTGTATTAGACACTCAAGTAAATGCAGATAATATTAAAAATGGGTTTTTTGAACTTGATTGGAATAACGAGTTTATTGAACAATTACTTGATGCAGGATATAAAGGCGAATCCAACGAAGAAATTGTTGATCAGTGGTTTAAAACTATTGTTACACAAATGCTTCAAGAAGACGGACAAGATGCCGATCGAGGTATGGGATATGTTAATGTTGTACCCATCGATAAAGGAAAGAGTGAAGTATCTTAATACTTGACAACAGCCAGATCTGGTGTTATAATAGTATTATAATTAACACAAAGGCAAAACTATGATAGAATTATTAGGCATTACACTACTTGTTGCATTCATACAGAATGGCGACTTGTTCACATTATGTATATCGGGGTGTTCATAATATGACAACTTATGTATTAGTAGATACACTTAATACTTTCTTTCGTGCAAGGCACGTAGTACGTGGCGACATTGACACTAAGGTTGGTATGGCATTACATATTACACTTAATAGTGTTAAGAAGGCTTGGCAAGACTTTGATGCAGACCACGTTGTATTTTGTTTAGAAGGACGTAGTTGGCGTAAGGACTTTTACGAACCATACAAACGTAATCGTAAAGAAACACGCAATGCAATGACTCCTGTACAAGCAGAAGAAGATAAAGTATTCTTTGAAATATTTGACGAGTTTAAAAACTTTATTGATACAAAAACTAATTGTACTGTTATACAAAATTCTGTGTTAGAAGCAGACGATCTTATTGCAGGTTGGGTACAATCACATCCTAATGATAATCACGTTATTATTAGTACTGACGGTGACTTTGCACAACTTATTGCTCCTAACTGTAAACAGTACAATGGTGTTAGTAACACTACAATTACACACGAAGGCTACTTTACAGACAAAGGCGATGCTGTTATTGACAAGAAAACAAAAGAGGCTAAGCCTGCACCGCATCCTGACTTTATGTTGTTTGAAAAGTGTATGCGTGGTGACACTAGTGATAATGTATTCAGTGCATATCCCGGTGTACGTAAGAAAGGCACTAAGAACAAAGTTGGCCTTATTGAAGCATATGAAGATAAAGGTACAAAAGGTTACAACTGGAACAATATGATGTTACAGCGTTGGACTGATCACGAAGGCGACGAGCATCGTGTACTAGATGATTATACACGTAATGTTACACTATGTGATTTGACTGCGCAACCTGATGACATTAGAGAAATAATTAATAATACTATTGCAGAAGTAGAACCTAAAGAAATATCACAAGTTGGTATGAGACTTATGAAGTTCTGTGCTAAATGGGATATGCAACGTATTGCAGATCAGGCGGCTACTTTTGCAGAACCATTACAAGCGAGGTATCCTAAATGAGTATAAAAACAAAAACTATCCTTAAAGATAAATTTTGGATTTTAGAAGATGACGGTGTACGAATTGGTACAATATCATTAGCAGACGAAAATCGTTTTATGTTTAGTGGAGTTGAAGGTACAACATATTTTGATAGTAAAAAAGCGTTAAAAAATACGTTTGGTGATAACGTATTAATTAACGATATTACTTTACAAAATGAAAGGGCTGTTAAGGCTGATAAAGATGTACACGGATTTCCAACAAGCACAGTTCCTTACAATACAATGTTAGATGTAAAACGTAAGTTACCATTATTTACAAAAAGTTCTAAAAGTAAAAGTTTATATTGTGCAGGTTATTACATTATTCACTTTGATAAAGGATGGGTTAAAAGTTTCTGTCCTAAACTAATTACTGTAGAACGTTATGATACAGAAGGTCCATTTAAAAATGATTTAGAAATGCGTACAGCATTGAGTAAAGCAAATGCAAAATGAACCTTTAAACACCTCTAGCATACAGCAATTTATTATGCAAGTTAAAAACGCTGATGCTAGTAATGCTAGAGAAGTAAAACTTACATTGCCGCAAGCTAAGAACTTAGCATACACACTAGGCATTGTAATGGCACGTCTTGAAGGAGACCTTGAAAGATACGTAAAGGACAACAGTGGTGGCGGCGATATTGAAGTACGTCTCGACGGCGGAAGCAACTGGAAGTAAACTACGTAGATAACTCAAAAAAGAGATAAATATATGCGTATATAATTTAAGGAGTATACGCATATGAGCAGGCCTAAACCCACTGTATTACTAGAATACATAGATAAAAAAACTTATAGAGCAGAACAAGTATTAGATGCTACTGCTATTTGGGCTGTATTTTATAATGGCAAACCATTTAATTTAAAAAGCAGTAACTCTATTACAAATTATCCTGGACCAAAATATAAGAAAGTTTCTTTTTCAAATCCTGGTCACGCACACAATCTAGCAAAAAAATTAAACGAAATGTTCAATACTGATGAGTTTAAAGTATATATGATGTCTAGTGGTGAAGTAGTAACTGAAGAATGAACTGGAAAGAAACATATACAAAAATCTTTCTTAATCAATTAGGTAAAACTTCAAATGATATTACAGTAAAAGAATATTTGCCCTTGTGGTGGAAGAACACTAGAGACAAGGGAGGACTTAGATTAACCGATACTGGATTTGACATCTTAACCGAAATTGAGTTAGCTTCGTACGAAGTACCGTATCCTAAAGATATGCCAATAACTACTCAAGTTATTATCTTTTTAGACAAATTTATCGACTGTCCTTACTACATTACCAACAGAGCAATACACGTAACAAGCGAAAAGAAAGCAATGGAATTACACTTGTTTAGCGGAGATTTGCGCAAATATGGACTAGCAAAAGCATTAAAAAGACAAAATAATTAAAAAAACACTTGACATTCAACTCATTTGAGCATATACTATATACATAGTAAGAAATTACTTAGCACTGATTATGACAATTGAGGAATACGAAATGGAAAATGTAGCACTACGCACAGTAAGCCCTAACAAGGCAAAAACATCAATTAAACACGCAATGAAAAAGAAGCGTCCAATCTTTCTTTGGGGACCTCCAGGTATTGGTAAATCTGAAGTAGTTGAACAAATTACTAATAGTTTGCCTAACTCACACTTAATTGATATTCGATTATCACTTTGGGAACCTACAGATATTAAAGGTATTCCATATTTTGACAGCAACTCCGGTACTATGGTATGGGGTGCTCCAGGTGAACTTCCTTCAGAAGAGTTTGCAAAACAATTTGATCATATTGTACTGTTCTTAGATGAAATGAATTCGGCAGCACCGGCAGTACAAGCGGCAGCATATCAATTAATTCTTAATCGTAAAGTTGGAACATATAAACTGCCAGACAATGTATCAATTGTTGCCGCAGGTAACCGTGACGCAGATAAAGGCGTTACATACAGAATGCCGGCACCATTAGCTAATCGTTTTATTCACTTAGAATTAGCAGTTAGTTTCAATGACTGGTTTGACTGGGCTGTAGAAAACAAAATACACAATGATGTAGTAGGATTTTTACAGTTTAGTAAGAAAGATTTATACGACTTTGATCCAAAGTCACCAAGCCGTTCATTTGCAACGCCTCGAACTTGGTCGTTTGTAAGTGAATTAATTGAAGATGATCTTGACAATGAGACTACAACTGATCTTGTATCAGGAGCAGTCGGTGAAGGTCTTGCTGTAAAGTTTATGGCACACCGTAAAGTAGCGGCATCAATGCCTAACCCAAGTGACATTTTGTCAGGTAAGGTTAAAGAGTTGAAACAGACAGAAATCAGTGCAATGTATTCCTTGACTATTTCACTCTGCTACGAACTAAAAGAAGCGTCAGATGCAAACGATAAGAAGTTTGATGCAAAAGTTAATAACTTTTTGCGCTTCGCAATGGATAACTTTGAAACTGAGTTAGTTGTTATGGGTGTTAAAGTAGCACTCACTCAGTATGCATTGCCCATTGATCCAGACGAAGTAGAATGCTTTGATGAATTCCACGAACGTTTTGGCAAGTACATTAAGGCTGCACAACAGTCTTAATGGGTGTGTTGGGTTTGGGCGATCCCGTAAAAAATCGCCCATTTTTCTTGACATTATTAGTAAATAGTAGTATAATATATGTATAGAATAACAAAGTGAGAGGCAAATTATGTTAGACTTTACACCAGAATATGTTGCAATGGCAGCTAAAGATACTGCAAGTAAACTAAAAAATTGGCAACCTGATCCTAATATCACTCCCGAACAACTAGAAGAAATGCGTGTAGAAGTATATGACCGTATTATTGTTGCTCGAGTAGGTTTGCTGTTGCGTCACCCATTTTTTGGCAATATGGCTACACGTTTACGTATTTTAGCCGCAGATGATTGGTTACCTACTGCCGCTGTAGACGGGCGCAACCTTTATTACAATACTCAATTCTTTAACGCAATGACTAACAAAGAAATTGAGTTCGTTGTTGCACACGAAATTTTGCACTGTGTATTTGATCACTTAGAACGTAGAGAAGATCGTAATCCTATGATCTATAATATTGCGGCAGATTACAAAGTAAACAATTTGCTTGTAAGAGATCGTATTGGTGTTACTCCAAGTATTGTCGACTGTTACCAAGACTTTAAATACGAAGAATGGACTTCGGAAGAAATTTATGACGAACTGTTCGAACAAGCAAAACAAAATGGTGAAGAATTTCTACAACAACTAGGCGAAATGTTAGATGAACATTTGGACGGACAAGGTGATGAAGACGGAACCGGTGACGCCGGTGAAGGCAAAGATGCAAACGGAAATGGCGTTAGTAAAAAGAAACCTACGTATTCTAAAGAACAAATAAAACAAATTAAGGACGAGATCAAAGAAGGTATGATGCAGGCAGCACAGGCAGCTGGTGCAGGCAATACCCCAGGCGAAATACAACGTATGATTAAAGAGCTCACAGAGCCTAAAATGAACTGGCGTGAGATCTTACAACAACAAATACAATCTACCATACGTAATGATTTTACATTTCAACGTCCTAACCGCAAAAGTTGGCATACTGGTGCTATACTTCCAGGTATGGACTTTGACGAAACTATTGACATATGTGTTGCTGTTGATATGTCAGGTTCAATTGGTAATGTACAAGCACAAGACTTTTTAAGTGAAATACAAGGTATTATGGATCAATACAAAGATTATAATATTAAAGTATGGTGTTTTGACACTAAGGTTTATAACGAACAAGACTTTAGTGCAAACGGTGGTGAAGATCTTAGAGATTATCAAGTAGTTGGTGGTGGTGGAACTGATTTTGATGCCAACTGGATTTATATGAAAGACCAAGATATACAACCTAAGAAATTTATTATGTTTACAGACGGATATCCTTGGGATAGTTGGGGTGATGAATCATACTGTGATACTGTATTTTTAATTCATTCACACCACGATAAAAATACACAAGCACCGTTTGGAACTACTGTACATTACGAGGATGCAATTGGCGCTTAAACTAAAAGAACCTAATGCATTAAACTTCTTTAATATTAGAAGGAGTAAGGTATGTGTTCCTCATTATGAACATATAACCATTCCTTACACCTATAACATTGAAGAATCGTTAAATAAGTGGGTAAAACATAATTTAAAAGGCAGATATTTTGTGGTAAAAACACTTAATATCAACAGTACTAATAGTCAAATTGAAAATGCTATTAGGATAGGTTTTGAAGAAGGAAAAGAATTAGCATATTTTATGCTTGCTTGTCCACTTTTAAAATACAAATAATTAACTACGCATATATACTTTACAAGGAGAAAAAATATGGCTGAAGAAAACAAACCTGATACAGTAGCGCCAGAAGTAGCACCGGCTCAAGAAGCGGCTGCGGCAGCTGAACTTACTGTTCAAGATCTTACTGCTATCAAGCAGATCATCGATGTTGCTAGTTCTCGCGGAGCATTTCGTGCAAACGAAATGTCTGTAGTAGGACAAACATACAATAAACTAGAATCATTCTTAGGTGCAGTACAAGCACAACAAGAACCTAAGGAAGAACCTAAAGGGGAATAACTATGGCATTAAAACACATAGGAAAAGACGCTAAGACCAATCGAAAGGTTGTAGTAGCATATAGAATAGTTCCAGGTGAGCCTGAACACTGTCTTATTATAAAAAGCGAAAGCCTTGATGCAGCATCACACGATGCATTAATGGCAGCTGTTGAATCAAATGCTGGTCAGAATGCATACGAATTTGCCGAAGCAATGTTTAGAAATACATTACCGGACGGATTAAATATGTTGCAAGGAATGCAAAAGTACGGTAAAATGGTTAAAGTTCCAACAAATAGTATTATAATGACACCTGATACAAAAACGTCAATTAATCTTGCTGAACTTAACAAAGTTATTGCTGAACAAAAAGGTGTTACAATTGCAGAACTTGCTCTTAAAGATGCTAGTGGTAACACTGTACAACCTGTAGACTCAGGTCCTGCAGTAGATCCCGTGGCAGCTTACAGTTCGGAAGCTATTACGTCAACAGAAGGTGTTCTAACTGATGAAGACCTAGCGGCACAATATCGTTCACAAGCTGATGCTTTATTTAAAGAAGCAAAGGCACTAAGAGAACAAGCAGAAGAATTAGTCCCTACAAAGAAGAAGACTAAATCTAGTGCAAAAGAAACGGCCTAACAAACTCCCAAACTCGGTTATCAGTCAATGGCCGGAGGTACTCAATGACGTCGACATAGATGTTGTACCACTTGAGTACCTCCGTTCTATCCGTGTTGAGTTTACTGACGGTAAACTATGGGAAATTGATATTGACACTAAAAAGAATCCTGCAAAAGAATTAGAAAAATCTCTTGAAGATTTATTCGAACAATACAAAGATCATATAAAAAACATTGACTTTAGGTTAGACACACATAAAGTCAAGCAAGATATTACCAAACGAACAAAAAAATTCCTAAAGCTAAGAAGATAGCAAACAGTTCAATCGGATAAATACTAATAACAAATAAATATGTTATCAGGAGTTAACTAGAATGGCATTACAAATCAGACGTGGTACAGATGCTGAACGTACAGCAGGTGGCGGTGTAATATTCGCAGAAGGCGAACTAATATACGTTACAACGACCGATGCACTATATGTGGGAGACGGTTCTACAGCAGGCGGCGTGAAACTAACAGACAATGCAGGAGCAGTGCTTGGTAGTTACATCACCGCAGACACAATAAATTCAAAATTAGATCTACAACAAAATTTAGACTTAAACGGCAACAACGTTATTGGCACAGGTGATATTAATATTACCGGAAACATTAATGCAACCGGAAACATTGTTGCAGGTGGTAATATTGAGATTGGTGATGCAGGCACTGATACACTTACAATTAGTGCAAAAGTCGACAGTGGAATAACTCCTGAAACTGACACTGCTTACGACTTAGGTACTGCTTCTTTAAGATGGCGTAACCTTTATGCAAACGGTGCTACAATAGATGGACAGGTAGATGCTGTTGCTATTAATGCAGACGTAGTTGCTGATGACTCATCTGTGATGGTAAATGTTAGTAATAATATATTTACAGGAGCATTTTCAGGTAACGTAACAGGTAATGTTTTAGGTGATCTAACTGGCGATAGTGCAGGTACACATACAGGCGATACCGCAGGTACACACACTGGTGCAGTAGTTGGCAATGTTACAGGTGACACCGCAGGTACACACACTGGTGCAGTAGTTGGCAATGTTACAGGTGATATAGTTGGTAATGTAACTGGGCAAGTTAAAGGTTCAGGTGGCAGTGCAGTACTAGCACCAAACCAAGGCCCGGCAGATGCAGTTATTAGTGTATTTGATATAAACGCAACAGGTACAATTACAGGCGGGTTAACTGGTGATGTTTTAGGTAACTTAACAGGTAATGCAGCAGGTGATCATACTGGTACGTTTGCAGGTGTTATTACAGCAACAGGTACACTAGACGGTGATGTAACAGGTAGCATATTTGCAGACAATAGTACACTATTAGTAGATGCTGTTGCAGGTAACATTCCAGCTTCAGTAGTTAGCGGTACATTTACAGGTAATGTAACCGGTGACACAGCAGGTGTGCATACAGGAAATATTTTTACTACATTAATTGATAGTGCAGATTCAAGTACTATTTCTTTCACTCCAGATGTACAATTTAATGCAAGTGTTAGTATTGATCAAACAATACAAATAGGACCTAGTGGTACTTCTACTATTATTACTCCTACTTCAATTACAAACTATGATAGCAGTAATCTAAACGGAGCGGTATATACAAACATACTTGGATCTGATATTAATGATCCTAATGCGTTTCCATTACAAATAACTACAGCGTTTGAAACAAAAGGCGGCGCTGGTTCGTTCTATAACGGCATACAGGTTATTGGCGACGGTGCAACGGCTGCACTTCAATTCTTTGCTAGAACAACACTAAACGATACAAGCGCACTTAAATTTACTGAGTACTCTGGTGTTGTTGGCGATGACACACAAGAAGAAGATGGTGCAAACTATACTGACGTAACTACAATATCTAACTCAGTAGCAGACTTTGGTACTGCTGTTAAGTTTGCTAGTATGACAACCGGTGTTCGAAATGCACTAACACCAGCGGCTGGTATGGTTGTGTTTAATACTACAGAGACAAAATTACAAGTATACACAGGTTCAGCCTGGGCAGACTTACACTAATAATTAAATAAATTTTAGTCACAAAAAAAGGAGCAATAACGCTCCTTTTTTATTATCTACTGTATCTTATACTTTAAGAACACATTCAACTAGTTTTTCTTCTTCTGCACTATTAGTTTCTAATGCAATGCCAACTATACTTCCACCATTAACTGCTGTGCTTGCACAACCATTATCGTGTACATATACTGCTTGACCTTTGCGTACTGCTCCTGTAATACGTACCGGAACACGACCTTTGAGCGCAATGTATTGACCTTCAGCTTTACTATTCATTTTAAATGCAGGATCTGTCGAAACAACACCTATTGCTATACTGCCTAAACTGCTCGCTTCTACTTCAGCATCTTCGTTACTACCTACACATACAACTGTTCCAGATGTAAGCTCTTCTACTGTTGAGTATTTTTCTGCCAAGTCAGCAAATTCAGCGGATGTAGCAGTACCAATAAACTCCATTCCGTCTTCTAGATCAATACCTGAAGCTGTAACTGCTCCGATTGTTATGCCAGCGTGTGTAAATGTTATATCTGCATTATTTGCAACTGATACGCTACTAGTACCATTAGTTATTGAAGATGTACTTACACCCCCTACTCCATTTGCAATAGCAGTGTCAACTTCAATTTGTGTATATACTTCTGATTTAGCATAAACATCTAAATTAGTTCTTGCTATGGCTGCTGTAATGCCGCCTGTACCACCATTTGCAATTGCTAGTGTACCCGATGCACCTGACAAACTAAGTGTGGATGCACTAAACGAACCGCTAACAGTTAAATTATTAAACCAACCATTATTTGCGGTGGCTGCTTCGTTAACATTTCCTACAAGTTTAGTACTTGCTGTAATTGTTGAACCGTCTACTGTACCTGCTGAAATATTACCTGCGGCAAATGCACCGGTTGCATCTCGTGCAACAAGAGTGTTACCACTATTTGCAGTGCCAGCGTCTAAGCCTATTTGTACACTACTTGATTCTCCGCCTGCGCCATCTTGGGTGCCGTCAACAAAAATGTTTATGTAATCACTTTGATTAGCTTTTGTTGCTATACTTTGTACATAGTTGCCTGTTGTATCAGTTCCAAGTGCAATACTGTTGCTACCTGAAGTTACAGTTAATATAACACCAGTTGATCCATCAAATGATGCACTACCGCTTACATCGCCGTCTAAAGTTAATGTTATTGGTGCTGCCCATTTATCAGCTGTAGATGCATTTCCGTTCATAGCGCCAATAAATTCATTTGCGTGTAAACTACCGTTTTCATCTCTAATTGCAACACTATCTGGAACATCAGATATTCCGTTTGCTACACTAGCTGATCTGTACTCATATTGATTTACTCCAGTTGAAACTTGAACTGTGGCAGCTCTAGTAGCAACTCCATTAAATTGGTTAGCAAATAAGTTTCCGCTACTGTCTCTTAGTGCTAATTTGTCTGCTGTGCTTGCTGTAGTAGCGTTTACATAGGTGCTAGTACCGTCTACTTGTACACTATCAGCTTTAGTAACTCGCGCTGTAACAGCGTCTGCTGCGTTTGTACTGTTGTATAATGCTGTTCCACGGAAGCTAGTACCAAATATATCGCCTACGCTGTCACGTGTTACAATAGTATCTACAGTGTTTGCTTTATCAGCATTTTTATAAGTTCCGTTACTTAATAATTGATCAGCTTTGTCTGCTATACCTTTAAAGTTTACAGAGTGTACTTCATTCCATCTTTTAGTACTGCTACCTAAATTAAATATACCACTTGAGGCATCTGCACTAGGAAGTATTCCTGTAGCTGTAATCTGTGCTGGAGTAAGTGTACTTCCGCCGCTGTCTTTTACTTTTAAATTTATAGCTGCGCCATTAATAGTTGATTCAATAACTGGCTCATTTGAGCTAACTTTTAATAAAAATTCGTCGTTTGGTCCAATTAATAAACCATCATTATCAGCAATATCAACTTGTGTAATAAACGTTGGATTTGATCGTTGTACAAATTCTGCTGCTAGTGTTCCGCCTAATTGTAATGCATTTGATGCACTACCGTGAAATCCATAATTTCCAGTTGTTACGCCATTGTTTGCATTTTCAGTATTAACTAAGGTAATACCCTTTTTAATTCTATCAAATCCACTAATAGCATTACTGTCATCTAAGTCAAACTCGTCGTTACTCATAGTAAAGACTACAACATCATTAATAAAGCCTTTTAAGATTTTGTGTTGATATGGTGTTGGGTCTGCTTGTCCTGCAAATAAACTATCGTAAACTGTAGCATCTTCAATTATAGTTTTTATACTTTGGTCACCTGATGGACCAACTAATACAAACGGATCACCTGCTAACGCACCATTATGTGCATACAACTGATTTGTAACATCGTCCCACCATAAGTCGCCTTTATTAACATTTGCTGCTGTAATTGCTGCGCCTGACGGTTTAGCTCCAATATGAACGTTTCCAAGGGGAACAAAAACGCTTTCATTGTTGCCGTCGTATGCTTTTAATTTTTGATCGCCAGTATCAAACCATAATTGACCTGCAATTGGCCTTGGTGGTTGATTTGCTCCTGCAAAATTTTCTAAAAGATATACAAAATTTTCATTTTGTATTTCGCCATAACCAGCATAGTTTTTACCTATTAATTTTAAGTCTGTGGTATTATCAATTGTACCATCTTCAACTACTGCAAGCTCATTATTGCGAGTATTAAATATTGTGTAAGCCATTAGTTAACTTCCCCTATTACGATATAGTATTTATCGCATTTGCCTCAGTTTGGTTACGGTGTCCACCCTACTGGTGGAATACTATCACCCGGTGATTCTCCGTAAGGTCCAATTGCAGAAGATTGCCAAACGTTTGTTCCGGCAACATCTACAACTTTATAAAATCGTTTTACTCTAGTCGATGCTGGAGTTCCAGCACCATCGTCTGCTTTAATAGTAACAGTACCGTCTACTGAGCTAATAAAACCAATAGAGTCTATTATCTGTTGGTTGTTACTACCATTAGAAGTTGGTACAGCACCATACGGATCAACAGTATTAATATCACTAAAATCAACACCAATACTTGATACCTGTATTGCATCTTGTACGTTAATTCCTGATACTTGCCCTCTCAATGCTGTTGTAAGAACTCTTGCAAACGTATTTTCTCGTAGTTCGTACGGTGGATGTAAAAATGTAATTGTGTCAATAATTTGTTCTTCAAGTGTTGAAAAGCCAGGCTGCGGCATATCAGTTACATCTAACTGTAATGCAATAGTTTTACTTTCCATACGTGTATCGACATAGTCTTTGTTAGCAACGTCAGCTGTATTACCAGTGTAATATTGAGTAGTTGCTGCACCAGTAAGCATAACATTACTTGAACTATTTTTAAATGTAATAGTGCCAGCACTATCAATTGTAAGAGGTGCCGATGTTGCAATAGTTGGTGTTCCGCTAAGTTCATCAAGTAGCATACTACTATGAATTCTTAAACGATCCATAATACCTATATCTCTTAATCCGGATGCTTCTTCAATTGCAGCACCTAGCTCGTGAAAAGTATTGCCACTATTCTCTCGAATCATTGTAATGTCATTAATTTTAAATGCTTTACCGTCGACAAGATTTATATTATCGCTAAATTCCCAGTTAGTTCCGTTAACCGTATCGTTAATCCACTTAACGTGTTTATCGTATAAATTTGTAGTGGACGCAGGACCTTTAACAATTATACCAGCACCGTCTGCTGTTGCATCAGTTCGTTGTGCAACACTGCCAATATTAACTTCAGTTGCTCCGTCTGCTTGATATAATACTCCGGCACTTGCCGCTGTTACTGTATTTGTACTAGCTGTAAAATTACCGTCTCTTGGTTCCATTACAATCTGTGTTCTATCTGTAGAAATACTCTTAAAAAATCCACTTGCATTTGTTGTAGATTGTGTAATAATCTCATTAACAGACAATTGCGATGCAATATTTGAAGCTACAGCAACATCTAATGTAACTGTGGTGTCGCCTGCTCCCAGTTCAATATTATAATCATCAACAGTAAGAGTACTTGTTTCAATTGTAATACTACTACCTTGAACTGTTAAGTCACCTCTAATGATTGTATCACCGTTAACTTCTAAATTTGCTGTTGGTAAATCACCTGCACCTAAGTTAATACCAAATCCTCTATTTGCTGGATTTATTACTATGCCGTCATAGTCTGTATCTCCTAACAGTCTATATCTAAATGTATCATTAATGGCATTGTTTTGTATTACTGTGCCTTCAGCAGTAACAAACATTCTAGTTTGTCCACTGTTACCAATAGTTAAACCTGACTGATTTTGAATAAACAACGATCCTGTTGTTGTTCCATTAGATCCTGATGGTAAAAATTGACCAGCTGTTTTTCTAATTCTTAGTCCTGTGTCAGGATCTAATTGGTCAGTAATTAATGAATCAGCAGCGTCAGCAACACCATAAATTCTAAAATTATCTTCATCAACAAAACTAATACCTTTTCTAATACCAGTTGTTATTCCTAATTTTGATTGTTCTTCTAATGTAGGAGTATATACATCATTACTTACAAATGCTACTAGTACTCCGCCTACATACATTTTTAATAGAGTATGATCAACTGCTGATCTATCTCTAACTGTGTCAACTTCCCAGCCACTTAGTCCTTGTGCATTTTCCCATACAGGTCCTACTAATACTAAATCTGTTCCGTCAAAAAAGTATAACTTATTTGTCGAATTATTAATCCAAATATCACCAGCAACCATTTGAGGTTGTGTGTTTTGTACTATAGGACCATTTGATTTGAATGCAGAGCCATCATACACTTTTAGTCGTGCTTCTGACGAATCGTACCAAATTTGTCCTGTAATCGGTGTAGACGGAGCGCCAGTACTAGCAAAATTTTCAAGCAATTTTATTAAGTTTTCATTAAATGCTTCGCCAAAGCCAACATAATTTCTACCTATAAGTGTTAAATCGCAGGAAGTAGTGTCTATTTGTCCGTCTACTAATTCTGTTAGTAGTGTTCCGTTTGTTTTATTAAGTTTGTAAGCCATTAATTGTCTTCTCCTGCATAAATTAGATAGTTTAGTGTTACAAACGGATTTAATATATCAAATGGTTGACCAACTGTACTCTGTGAAAGTATTCCGCCTGTACCTGCATATAATGCACCAGTACTAGTACCAATTAAATCAGCATCTTGTACTGTATGATCTGCTGATAAATTTTGTACTGCGGCTGTCGGGCTAATTGCATAAAATTGCGAACCTGCTGCTTCTGCACCTGCTCTATCGTTTACCATATCGTGTTCGTGTTCTGGTAAGTTAGTTATTCCAAGTGTTACTCTTTCTAAACCACTCTTACCACCGTGTTGATCAGCAGCGTCACTATCTACAACATTTGCTGATCCTCTGCTACCCATACTGTCATTGCCTAGTGGAAATCTTCCACGCATATCTGGAACAGCAAAATATTGATCTGCTACTCCTTGTTCTGTATCAACATCGCCTTTTGGTTTAAAACTATATCCAACTCTACTAAACAATGAACCAAAAGAACTAATTAAATAGTTTGATCCGTCACATATTAACCATCCTGCAGGCAATGGAATATTAACATCGTCAGTTATTCCTGCATAAGGCATAATTGACCCAACTGGAACAATTGCTTTAATGCCTCCTAGTATTCTATCTCTAGGCATTTGAAACAATCCAGCAGGTTTGCTTATTAAAAATAAATCTGTTGCTTCTGATGCAACTGGTTGAGCTGCATCTCCAACTCCTGTATTTGCTGGTGCTGTATTAATAAATGCACTATCAATTACAGTATTAAATGTAACTGTACCTTGCTGACCGTCAAAACTAATATTATTTGCTGAAACATCTCCAGTCATTTGGAATACAGTTGGTGATGACAGTCTATCTGATTGTCCAGATCTACCTGATACTGATCCTTGTACGTCTCCTCGTAAACTTCCTACAAATTCTGTAGAGTATACTGCACTAAAAACTTTATCTGGCTGTCCAATAGTTCTTAAATTATTTAAATCCGGTAAAATTGCTGCTGATACTGGATTAACTGATCCAGTATCTGGATTAATAAGATTTGGTTTACCTATAACTAGGGGTCCGTCTATATCAGCAATGCCGCCAACGCTTAAATTTTTAGCAATACCAGCGCCGCCACTTGTTATAATGCTTCCGCTACTAACACCACTACTATCTGTTAAGCTAGTAACACGTATTTGTTCATCTGTTTGTATTGTTCCGTCAACATCTAATGCATACTGCGGGCTTGGATTGTTAATACCAACCTTTTCAGTACTATCAACAGTTATTACTGTCTTTGTAGTGCCAGCATTATTCATTCTTATTTGTAAATTAGAGCCGCTTATATCGTGCTGTAGTACACCTGCAAACCCATCTACATATAGTTTAAGCTCGTTTGTAAGACCAATATTAACACCTGATGCGTTTTTAACTTTAATAGGCCAATTAGTAGTGTTTTCTGCGTCTTTGCGCATAACATTGCTTGCTGTAATCAACACATCATTTGCTGCAGATAGTCCTGGAACAACTAAATTTAACGATTTTTCTGAAATACCGTTGAACTGCGGCGTTCCGTCACCTGCTATATTGTTTGCTGATAAATTAACCCCAGGTCTAACTCCATTTGGAAATCCTTCTATTGAAGATTTTGGTGTAAACGCTTCACTTGCAATTACGCCAAGTATTTCACCTTTTACTTCAATATATACAACATCGTATTCGTTATTGTCAATAGCAACAACTTTTCCTGGTCGTGTACCAGTTGCTAAGCCTTGTGCAAATTCTGGACCTACTAGCACCCATCCTGAGCCTGCAAACAAGTAAAGTTGTGAGTTGTCTGTATCTACCCAAAGATCTCCAATAATACTATTTTGTGCTTCTGGTGGAAGATTTGATTTTTTTAATCCTCCTGCTGCTACCCAAGTTGTACCATCCCATAATTTAAGTTGATCAACTCCTGGGCTATTGTCGTACCACAGCTGACCTTCTACTGGATTAAGCGGTTGCGTTGAATTAGCAAAATTTTCTAATAGTTTTAAAAAATTGCCAGCAATACTAGCACCGTAAGCAGTTGTATTTCTGCCTGGTAAATCTAAGGAAGTATCTTGGTTAATTGTATTGTCTTCAATAACAATACTACCCTTGTTTACAAAATCTGAATATCTAATCTCGTATGCCATCTATTACACCTCGTTAAAACCGGTTAAACTTTGCACTCTTACAGTGTAATCAATCTGGATAAGTCTATTAAGACTCTTTTGCACAGGGTGGAAAATAACGTGTGTTAGTAACCTACCATCTGCGCCACTAGCGCCTGCACTTATTAAGCCTAATTCGTCAAACACATATAAATTTTCTGTATTTGTTGTAGTATCAAAAGCATCTTGTCCACTAGGTTCGCCATAATCTAGCAAACAACTAACAAGTATGTCTGTATAGTTAGTACCACTTACGTGTCTAGTTTCAATTTTGTTTCTTACAGGATCTGTATTATTACTTGCCTGATCGTCCACTACTTTAGCAAAAGTTTGATTATACAGACTTGCATTTGTACCAGTTGAGTTTGGAGTTAAGTAAGTAATAATGCCAGTTGGATCTACTGCCGTTCCGCCGTTACCAAATGCCATTTTATATATGGGTCCTTGTCCTGCGTTCGCCAATGATTCGGCAAGTGCTATACTCATATTCTCATAATGAATAGCATTTCGTTTGTCTATTAAAACTTCGCCACTTTCAGGATCAGTAATCTTGATGTGTCCTTGTAGTAGTACGCCGTTTAAGTCTTTAAATGTATCTGTCATTTTATCTTCCTGCTAGTGTATTTATTTAGGTAAGTCAGTTGTTGCTCCGCGGATGAAATTCGCAATTGAATTATCTGCATATCTTAGTTGTTCTCCTGGCAATTGCCACGTTTTTCCAAGTTTTCTTACTACTAATATCCTGCTATTCTCAGCTGGAGTTTCTACAAGACTAACTGTAGCAACATTATCGTCTATTGCTAGTGTAAATTCTGGTTGTAGTACAGTATCTCCTTCTGGGCTATTTTGATCAATAAGTCCTGTTATTACGTTTCCGCTTGCATCAACTTCTTGGAACTGGTATGACGGTATTGCATTTTTACGCAATCTACGTCCACCAACAAATATTTCAAATTCGTTAACTCCTTTAGTCGGTACCCAATCAAGTACCACCTGCGTTGACTCGTCATCTAATGCAATTAACGAAACCATTTGATCAGTATAAGGTATAGTTTCAGAATTACTTTGATCCATACACTCAGTACCAGCTTCATATGTATCTTTTGGTCCAGTTCCTAATGTTCCTCTATGTAACTGACCTAATGTATTATTAGATACAGTAAAGTATTCTATACGTTCACCTTCTACAAATAACACCCCTGGAACATTAAGTTCTTTACTAGGTTGCGCAATATTTGTTGCATTATCTAGTACTATTGTCTTATCAGTAATATTTAACGGTTCTGCAAGTGTATAAACATTATCTTTGTTCAATCTCTTATAATGAGTTCTGTTAAGCATATCTTTAAACAATCTAAATCCAAACTTTTCGTTTGACGGTGTTGCTGCAAAATGTATAACTTGAACTACATCATTTGTTTCTAATTTTCTAGCAATATGTATGTATGTATCTAATTTTACTAATTTATAGTCTACATTAGGTGTTAACAATTCTCCATTTAAACTTACCCAAACATATGCAGTATCAAGTGCAGCAGATCTTAGTTTAACAAGACCTCTACCTAATCTATGAGCATCATAATAATCTTCGCTGCCAACATTAAGAGTACTACGAATTACATTTGTTCTTGTTTCCATCTGAATGTCTTGTATTTCGTGTCTGCTAAACTTATACACATCAATAGTATCGCCATCATTTGGGGCCTGTGTAAGTACTAAACTATCGCCAGCTTCAATTAAATCTACTCCCAGTATAGTTTCTGATGTTGCTCCACTAGTTACGCCAGTAACTGGTAAAGTATTATCGTCATCAACTGCTTCAACTAGTCCAACAAGTGTTCCTACAATTACTAAGTTTCCGGCTGCATAAGACTTAACTACAGCACTATAAACTGTACTATCACCTGTTCCAACGTTTACAGTTTCACCTACTTCAAAAGTACCTGTAACGCTTGCAAGACTTATTCTAGTATTTTGTGAAAATTGATAGTCTCTATCTTTTGGTATAACTATTTCAAGATCATCACCTGTTTCGCCAACATTATCAAACAGAACTACTTGACTATTAGCAAAATCCCAGTTATAATCATTAAGTAAAAGTAATTTGTTACCATTTAAGTATACATCAACTTCATCTGGACTTAAACTACTTGGAGCTTGCTGTGAAGGATCTAACGGGTATTCTCTAGTAGGAACTACGTACCAGTGTTGAGTGTAACCTGGGTATAATATTGTATTGTTAACTTTAACAATAATATTATGACTCAATGGCAACTTCGTAAATGGTGCCGGATCTAATTGATATCCTACTGTACTACCGTCTCCAACAAATCTATTAACAGTTACTTCACTGTAACGTTGAATATCTTCTTCATTAGTGTCATACAATGCATAAAATATATGTGAATTTTCTTCAGGTGGAACAACAAATTCAATTCCGACTAATCCTTCAAGCTCACCGTAGGAACTATCTGTTTTGAATACTTCAACTTTTGCCGACACACCATCTGCTGTAATATATGATTGTATTCCGTCAATATGAACAACATTAGTTACAAATATTTTAGTATTTCCGTCGCCAGTGAAGTAATCTATATCAAGAATTCTTTCTCCGTTTCCTGCCATTGAAATTATGTTTACTCTATCTCCTAAAGTTAGTCCAGTGTTAAGAGTAACAATTTTTAAGTTGTAATCAATTACATAATCAGTTTCGACAAGTAATGCTCCGTTTACTTTTACTAACAGTGAGTAAATGTTATGTGGTAGGATATCAAGAGCAAATATTTTTTGTGATGCTGTCGCAACATAGTTTCGAGTTGATATTGCGCTGCCGCCAGCTGCTGCTCTGTCATAAACTTTTAAGTCCAGTGTATCGTGTAATTGCCCCGGAACTAATTCTTCTGGACCTTTTGATGTTGTTGGAGTAACAAATCCATCACCATCAATATTAATGTCTCCTGCATCTAATCCTGTTGCAGTACCATACTGTAAGTTACCACCTTCAATAAGACTGTCAAAACCAGCACCACTTGGAAGGAAACTACCGTCACTTGTTGATTTTCTAATAGTAATAGTTGGATCTGAAGCAACGCCTGGTATTGCAGGAATTTCTGGTGATCCTGCTGACAATATGTCTACAACATACCCTGACACACCTGCCAAACTTGGGTCGTCTTGTGCTGGTGTATTGCCGTCTCCAAATATGCTTCTAATAGTAGCAAGTGATGGCTTACTGATAACCGGAGCAATATATGTATTATGGAAAGCATAACCTAGTGGGTTATTTGCTTGAATTCCTGCTTGGGTACGCACACTATCTGCCCACTCAGGAGCAAGACTGCCGCCGTCCCATAATTCTGTATATTCAAACATACTAAAGTTTAGCAAGTACAAATACTCTTTTGCTGCTACTTCAAATGCGTCTGCATCTGTTTTCCAATCATCTGCATTTACTTGATAACCTGTGGGATCCCAAAATCCACCGTCAAATGCTTCTTCCATTGCTGCATATAAAGGACCAGTTGCCCAATCTGCACTAAGATATGAATACAGTTTTATGTCGTCTGTTAAACCGTGCATATGTAGCGTGTGGAATACGTGTTCAATAACTTCTTGTGCGTCT